GCTATATGTGAAATGTTAGGATATCCAACATTACCTTCTAAGATGCTTGAATTAGGTAAAAATGCTGGTAATTATATTGCTAAAGCAAATCGTATTCTTACTACTTCAAAATATATTGAGGTTTTTCAGGATAAAGATATGGCTGATTTAATTTCAACACTTTTACAACAAGCTAATCCTATTATGCGTAGTCCTCAATTTTCAAGTTTGCCTGCTGGTCACCGTTCTTTGTTTTCTCGAGCTCATGATGGTTTAACACGTTTACATCAAAAAGCAGCAACTCAGATGGGAAATGCTACACGTCCTCAACCTTTTGTTGTGTATATACAAGGTGTTTCAGGTACAGGTAAGTCATATTCTACTGTCATTATTGCTAAAATGCTATGTACTGCACTTGGTATAGATTTTTGTGAATCGCGAGATGTATATTGTCGTAATGAAATTGATCAGTATTGGGAAGGATATAATGGACAAGCTGTGTGTGTTATAGATGATTTTCTACAAACTAAAAGTTTAGAGGTACGTCAACGATCACTTAGTGAATTTATTCATTGTGCTAATACTATGCCTTTTCCTCTTAATATGGCTGCTATGGAATCAAAGGGTTGTACTCGTTTTATTTCACCAATTATTATATTAACTTCAAATAAACCATTACAAAATGATCTTAAAGAATATATTGAATCTCCTGATGCAATTATAGGACGCGTGAATTTAAATGTTGTTCTTATGAAAAATCCTCTTTATGGAGCTATTATACCCTCACTCTATGTATCTGATTTTTCTACAGCTGATGTTACTTTTAAATCGTATAAATATAGTTCTATGTCTATCACATCTTTATTAAATAAATCTATGAAATGGTTTTTAGAACATAGGCGTAATAGTTTAGAACTTATTCATCAACGTAAAAGTATTCAAATTGTAGAAGGAGAAGTTTGTGATTTGCCACAGTGTCCCGGTACAAAATGGGATCAGGTTTACTGGGATCAGGAGAATCATTTAGGTACACTTATGGAATATTATAATGTTAATGTTGGTATGAATGATCCATATCTTAATGCGAAAGAATCTTTAGGTGATTTACAGAAAATTCTTGATGAAGATTATGATCTTGATTATTGTTGGGATCCAGCGCATAAGAAAATATTTGGTTTTGTTTGTGGTATAGTATCGAAGGAAATGTTAGTATTACGGAAAAATCTTACAGCTAATTTGCGTAAATTAGAAATTGCTGCTGCTAGTGATTGGTCTGTGTATCTTTATGGTATAGGAGCTGCTCTTACAACAACAGCTTTAGGGTTATATGCAGCAAAAGCATGTTTTTCATCAAAACCACTTGATAAAACTCCTATTATTAAATCTGATCAAATACTTGAACAAATGTATGATACTGTTGGACAACCAATTAAATCTGAATCTGTAATTCGTCGTAAAGAAGAACCTAAAGCTGTACCTAAAGGGAAATTGGTACGTACATTAGGACCTGAAATAATGATTAATATGAATCAAGCAGAAATTGTGGGGGATATTTGTCCAGAACATGAAAAAGATATCAATGCCATTAATATGTCACGCAATTTATTTATGTCTTTAGCTAGAATTACTACAGAACAAGGAACAACTATGTGTACTTTTATTTATTCTACAATAGCTATTATGCCGTTACATTTAGTTACTAAATTTACAAACTCAATATCTATTGTTTCTCATAAATATATTGGTACTTTTTCTTTTACAGAACTTGAACTTTTCCGTGATGTCGGTAAAGATCTTTTAGTTGTGAAATTTCCTGGAAAAGTTTCGCATTATAAAAGTTTAGTAGAGCATTTTATTACAGAGAAAGAGTTAAAAGAATTTGATCTTGAATCTGCTTTGTTACCAACTTGTGGTGAGGATATTTGTAATCAAAGAACAGTTTTAGCTGTTACTAATTTGCAACAACATCCTACAGTGGCATATGATGTTCCAGGACCTTTTGGAAATATTAATCGATCATTATCTGGTGCATGGAGTTATAGAGCTTCTACTAAACCTGGTGATTGTGGTACTTTATTAATTGCTACTAATACACAAATTCATCATAAAATTTTAGGAATGCATGTTGCTGGTAGTTGTAATACTCTTACTGGTTTTTCTGTGGTTCTTACAAAAGAATATATGGATTTGGCTTTAAAAGATTTGCGAAAGGGTACTGATGTTATTATATATGCAGAACCTGATATGGCTATGGATCATGTGTCCTTGCCGAAAAACGTGGAATTTATTAAACCACAATTTAAAGATTATTTTGGTGAAGTTCAACCACAGTTTCAACATAGGCAACCACGTGTATCAGCTTTATCTAAAGGTCCATTATGGGGAGTTTTTGATAGTACTATGTCACCAGCAATGTTGGCACCAAGTAAAGGCATAGATCCGTTGTATAAGGCTGTTAATAAACAATTTCAAAAGGTTGGTATTTTTCCACAAGATATTGTTGATATGTGTGTTGAAGATCTTTATGAAGATTTAAAGTCTCTTTTAGGTTCCCGTCAATATTGTTATGTATTGTCGTTACATGAAGCAATTAATGGAAAACGAGGTACTAATATATTACCAATAGATATGACAACATCTCCAGGTTATCCTTATTGTTTAGAAAAACGTATTTTTCCTGGAAAAATGGATTATTTTGTACCAACTGATAAATATTTGAGTGATGTATCAGAACATACAAAGTTATCTATGCTTACAGATTATTATGTGAATACTAATTCACATATTCCTGTATCTGATTGTTCAGGTTCAGAAGATTTTTCTGATAATGAAAGAGAGGAGATGAGATTTCAAGATTCAGGATATATGCCAAATTGTTCTTTAAACAAGAAAATACAAGCACGAATTCGTGGAGCTTCTAATGGATATATTGTTCCTACTATTTTTTGTGATACCTTGAAAGACGAAAAACGTGATCATATTAAAGTTTTGGAAGGCAAGACACGTGTTTTTAATACTGCACCATTGGATTTAAATCTTGTGGTTCGTATGTATTTTGGAGATTTTATTTCTAAATTGCAATATAAAAGTACACAAGGTGAGGTAAGTGTAGGTATTAATCCGCATTCAATAGATTGGACATTGATAGCACGTCAATTATTAGATAAAGGAATTCATATGTTTAGTGGGGATTATTCTAATTATGATAAAACTTTACCATGGCAATTGATAAGGTCTGTTATAGGTATTATACAAAGATTTTATCCTAGTGGAAATCAGGATCAATATGAGAAACCTCATTGTATTCAAAATATTCATGAAGTTTTGGGAGTTACTATGTTTCAATCATATCATTTATGTGAGAAAAGTGTTTATCAAACACATAATGGAAATCCTTCTGGGAATCCTATTACTGTTATTATAAACTCTTTAGTGAATTGTCTTTTAATGAGAATTGCTTATGTTATTGCTGGTAGGGAAAAGTTTAATTTAAATTTTCATTGTTCTAATTTTCAGAATGACGTTTGTTTAAAAGTTTATGGTGATGATAATGTGTATTCTGTTGATAAGAAATTAAAGTGGTTCCATCCGGATGTTATATCTAAGATTTTTGCACGCTTTGGAATTGTTTATACAGGTCCAAATAAAATTGAGGGTGAATGTTTAGATTTTGTATCAATAGAAGCCATCTCTTATCTTAAAAGAGGTTTTCGTTTTATTGGCAGTAAATTTTTAGCACCTTTAGATATTTTACATATACGTGAATCTTTGTTATGGTATCGTAAATCTAAAAATACACCAGCACAATCATGTCAACAATCTTTCAATAATTTTTGTATTGAAATGTTGCATTATGGACAAAAAGCATATGATAAAGAAATTAAGCATGTTAAAGATTTTTCATCAAAAGCTGGATTAAATTTAAAAAGTCCTACATATGAGTATTTACATCAACAGTGGGAATGGGATTGTTTAGGAGAAGTAATAAAACCAGAAATGGAAACAGGAAATGTTCAAAATCCTGATAATGATCATAATGAAAAACAAATTGAAATTAATACTTTTTCTGATGCTGCGGTTATAAGTGAAGATATTATTGCAGTTACTGTTCCATCTGTTTATACTGATCCTTACCAAACTGAATCTATAGTTCAATTTTTACAACGTGTTTATGCTGTTGAATCTTTTTCTTGGACATCTGGTAGTGGTATAGGTGTCCTTATAAGAGAAATTGAATTTCCTCATGTGCTTTTTAATATTCCTGCTATTAAAAATAAATTATCTAATTTTAATTATTTTAAGGCAGGAATTAGAGTGGGTGTGCGTATTAATGGCACAACACAACATTTTGGTAAACTTCTTGTTTCGTGGTTACCTTATAGTGGTTTTCAAAGTGACATGGCACTTAGTAAACATAATTTAATTAGTGCTATGGGAAATCCTAGTGTTATTTTATGTCCAACGGAAAATGCTGTTCATGAAATTGTTTTACCTTATTGTTTACCTTTTCAATATATTGATCTTACTACATTTAGTCAGTTTGCTAAAGACAATGTTATTGGAAGATTGAGATTTTATGTTCTGAATGATTTAAAATCTATTCGTGCTATTACACCGCCTGTTCATGTTACAATATATGCTAACTTTGAAAATGTTGAAATAGCTGGTTATAATAACCAGCAATTTACTTATGATTATGTATCTCCTACTCCAATTTATATACCATGTAATCCAACAGAACAATTTTGGGGAGTTGTTGATCAAAGTTTAGGAGCTGTTACTGAAGGTATTATTGATACTGTTGGTCTTGGTGTTATTGCTGCCGAGACAGTTGTATCAGGTGGTGCTGATTTTCCTTTTATTCTGGGTGAAACTGAAGCTGTTATTTCAGCTGGTAGTTTAGCTCATGAATTAATATCTCCAGATACATCATCTGAAGTTGTTAAAAGTGGTATACAAGCTCAAGCATCATCAAAATCTAGTTCTTCTGGAGAACAATTAGATAAATCTTCTAAAGGATTAGTATCATCTTCGTTGTCTGCTTTTTCTTCAGCCGCTGGATCTTTAGTGTCTGCACCTCTTATTGGAGGTTACGCTCTTTTGTTGAAGAAATTTTTGGGTTGTGCATCAGCTATTGCAAAGTGTTTTGGATATGATAATCCTAATAGTCTTCAACATATTAATCCGGTTGTTTTAGCTTATCCTAAGTTAGCTAATACAAGTGGATTAAATAATAGTTCAGTTTTGGCTGTTTGTCCCGATAATAAAGTTGATTCGTGTGTTGAATTATTGGGTGGTATTCCTATTGAACATATGTTAGTTGCTATGACTAGTTCTCCAGCACTTATATCTATAGGTACATGGGATGTATCTCATGCTACAGGAGCACTTTTGTTAAATATTCCTGTTGGTCCTAGATATCATGGTCGTGGTGGTACAACTCCACAAGGTAATAGACATTTTCCAACACCAACATCTTGGGTTGCTCGAGGTTTTCAATTGTGGAGAGGATCTATGGATTATTATATAAGTATTACTTGTTCATCATTTCATTCAGGTCGTTTAAGAATTTATTGGTCTCCACATATTACACATGAAGCTGATAATATACAAGCTATGAATTGTGTGGGACATGTACTTGACATTACAACTGAGACTGATAAATTAATAAGTATTCCATATTTACAAAGTTATCCTTATTTACATACACGAGAAACAAATAGTATGCATAAGTCTAACAATGGATGGTTGCGGGTTATGGTTGCTAATGAAATTACATCTATTGAAACACCTGTTTCATCTGTGTATGTTAATGTGTTTGCACGAGCCGGTGGTGATATGGATTTTGCTGTTCCGAGATTAGAACATTTAATTATTACACCACATATTGATACAATTACTGCCCAACTTTCTCGTGATGATATGAGAGTTGCTGTGTATCGTCCTCTGATTCCTGCTAAAGGAAGTATAGATAATAATATTATGATGGGGGAACGTATTACTAGTTGTAAAGATCTTATAAAACGTCCTATGAAAGTACTTCGTGACTTTAATAATGCACAATATTTTAATGTGCATATGGGGTATTATGAACCAGAAGAATCGTGGATAGGTTTTTTCGGTGCTATGTTTCGTTATCATCGAGGATCTATTAATGTTAAAGTTCTTAAAACACAACCTATTAGTATGTTAGAAGACAATATTTGTTCTACAAATTTGGGTTATGTTTGGAGATCATATCTTGAAATACCTACATTAACACCTACTGAAGATTTTGACATTGAATATATACCATCTGGAGTGTATGTTATTGATCTTATGGGTTCTACGGG